AGTGCATCCAATGCCTCTACAAGCGCAGGAAATGCCTCTACAAGCGCAACAAATGCTGCTGCTAGTGCTACCAGTGCATCTAACACCTATGATGAGTTTGATGACCGATATTTAGGCTCTAAGAGTTCTGCGCCATCTGTAGATAATGACGGAAACGCTTTGCTCACAGGTGCTTTGTACTGGAATACATCGACTAATAACCTGTTCGTGTGGACAGGTTCAACATGGGCTAATGCAGCGTTCACAGCAGGTTCATTTGCTACTTTGACAGGCGTTGAAACCCTGACAAACAAGACCCTGACAAGCCCTGTCCTGACAACTCCTCAGTTGGGTACACCTGCTAGTGGTGTTTTAACCAATGTTACAGGTCTTCCTTTGGGTACTGGTGTAACAGGAACACTTCCTATCGCTAATGGTGGTACAGGTGCATCTACTCTAGCAGGGGCTAATATTCCTGTTGTTAACGTAGCAAACAGCTTTACTGGCACACAAACCTTTACAGGCACATCATCTGCTACAGCCATTGTTCTAAACGATGCCGCAGAGGTAGCAACAGTATCAGCTACTGCAGCTACTGGAACGATTGCTTATGACATTACCACTCAGTCTGTTCTGTATTACACAAGTAACGCAAGTGCCAACTGGACAGTTAACTTCAGAGGCTCTAGCGGTACATCATTGAATACTTTGATGAGTACTGGTCAATCTATGACTGTGGCTTTCTTGGTGACTCAAGGCTCAACTGCTTACTACAACAGCGCTGTTCAAGTGGATGGCACTACATCAGGAGTTACAACTGTGTGGTTAGGTGGTGCGCCTACTGCGGGCAATGCTAGTGGCATTGATAGCTATCGTTATTTGATTATCAAAACAGGTAGTGCGACTTTCACAGTCTTGGCAAGCAACACACAATTTAAGGCTTAAACCATGCCATTACAAGCAACTTCTGGTGCGGCTAGTTACGATGCCTTTGGTGGTGGTGTTCCTGTTGTTCCTAACTACATTGAGGAAGTGTTTAGCACTTACCTTTATACAGGCAACAGCACAAGTGGCGGCACTCAATCAATAACAAACAGTATTGATTTATCTACCAAAGGCGGTTTAGTATGGATTAAAGGAAGAAGCGCCCTTTCAGACCATATTTTGACAGATACCACTCGTGGCGCTGGCACTACCGCATCAAATAATCAAGCATTGTCAAGCAATTTAACAACAGCAGAAGACCTTGGGGCTTCCTATGATTTTTTGTCGGCTTTTAATACTACTGGTTTTGCTGTAACGCAAGGTGGTTCAACAGCGGCAACAAGAGGAACAAACTACAACAATGTTACTTACGCCTCATGGACATTCCGCAAGCAACCAAAGTTCTTTGATGTTGTGACTTATACAGGCGATGGAACAAGTCCTAGGGCTATTTCTCACAACTTAGGTTCTGCACCTGCGTTTATGATTATTAAACGTACTGATGCAGTTGCAAATTGGATTGCTTATCACATAAGTCTTGGCGCAGATAAATTTATGCGTTTGAATACAACAGATGCAGCAGTTACTAATCCAACAACAATATGGGCAAACACATCTCCTACATCTACTGTGTTTACTGTTGGAACAGATACATCTTTAAATGCTTCTGGTGGAACTTATGTAGCCTACCTATTTGCCCATGACGCAGGAGGCTTTGGTCTGACTGGTACAGACAATGTGATTTCGTGTGGGTCTTATACTGGGAATGGCTCAGGCGAAGGGCCTGTAGTGACGCTAGGGTATGAGCCACAATGGATAATGATTAAACCCACAACTTTGGCCGACAACTGGACTATTGTTGATAATTTTAGAGCAATGGTTAAAAACGGTCAAAGTGACGCAAAATTATTTCCAAATTCTATTGTTGCGGAAACAAATACATCAGCAATGGAACAGACAGCAACAGGATTTCAGATAAAGAGTATCAGCGCAGAATACAACACTAACGGAGCCACTTACATCTACGTCGCCATACGCCGTGGCCCGATGAAAGTGCCTACTGATGCGACTACTGTGTTTCAGCCTGTTACATACACAGGAACTAACGTAGACAACCGCTTGGTGAACACTGGCATCGTTACAGATATGACAATGGCTCGTATCAGGACTGCAACATCGACAGGCGGCTTTTATACGGCGAACAGACTACTTGGCTCTGCCAGTTTGGGTACTGCGATTACAGCTGAATTAAACACGGACTCTGATTCGTTTATGACACCAACTGTGGGGTATGGCAATTCGTTCTCAGCAATGAACGGCTTTGGTGTTGGCAACGATGTAATTCGGCAGTTGAACCAATCATCCACCAGTCAGCTTGCCTACGCTTTTGCAAGAGCGCCCAGCTTCTTTGATGTGGTTTGCTATACAGGGACAGGCGTTGCAAGGACTGTGGCGCATAACTTGGCAGCAGTGCCTGAGTTGATGATTGTGAAAGCTAGAAATGACAATTCAAATTGGGGTGTGTACAACGCGACTTCTGGCCCTACTAGATGGATAAAATTGCAAAGCAACTCCGGTTTGGAGCCTTTGACAACTCCTTCAATTTGGAATGATACAGAACCAACGGCATCTGTTTTTAGTTTAGCCGGAAGTTCAGCAACTGATTACACAACTGTTAACGATGGCGCTGGCATCAACTACGTCGCCTACCTATTTTCCACTTGCGCTGGTGTTTCCAAGGTAGGCTCATACACAGGAAATGGCTCAACACAAACTATTGATTGTGGCTTTACAGCAGGGGCAAGGTTTGTTCTTATAAAGCGTACAGATGATGTTGGTGATTGGTACGTTTGGGATACAGCCCGAGGCATCATTTCTGGTAATGACCCTTACTTACTCTTGAACAGCACAGCCGCTGAAGTAACATCTACCGACTACATCGACACCTACAGCGCAGGGTTTGAGATTTCATCTTCTGCGCCAGCCGCTATCAATGCCTCTGGTGGCACATTCATCTTCTTGGCTATCGCATAAGGAAAAACCATGCAAATCAGAACACAAACAGGACAAGTCATGTACGAAAGTGAATTTCGTGCATACACAAAAGCCAATGGTGGCCCATCATGGGATATAACAACAACTGAAGTCTTAACTGCTTTGGGTGCTGATGTTGTCTTTGAAGGCGCACAAGCTACAGGCGGTACTGTTTACCAATACTCTCAAGCCTCTGGTGTAGAGCAAGTAGATGGCAAGTGGTACACCAAATATATCCTTGGCCCTGTGTTTACCGATACTACTGTCGATGGCGTAACAACTACAGCCCTTGAGCATGAGACTGCTTACAAGGCTTCTAAGGATGCTGAACAGGCTAAGAGTGTTCGTGCTTCAAGGGATGAGAAACTAAAAGACTGTGATTGGACACAAGTAGCTGATGCTCCTGTTGACAAAGCAGTATGGGCTACCTATCGTCAAGCCTTGCGTGATGTAACTACGCAGACAGGTTTTCCTTGGACTATTACATGGCCTGATGCACCATGACACAAGAAGTCACCCACGAACAAATCTACGAGCGACTGATTGCAGTTGAAAGTAAGGTAGATAGCATAGACAAGAACACAAGTGGTCTTGTAGAGGCTATAAAGGCTCTTGATGGGGCTTTTAAAGTCTTGGGTTGGGTTGCTTCTGCTGCCAAGCCTATTCTATGGGTGGGTGCGCTGATTATGGCTGCTGGTGCTGTATGGCAAACATGGATTAAAAAATGAGAGATTGGGCTATGGCTTTCACTACCGCAGTCCTTTTTTGTATTACTGTCGTCTGGTGTTTTTACATCATCGTTTGGGCTATGACGTGAAATGGCTACTGGTGCTATCTATGTTGTTTACATTGGTGGCATCTAGTAAAGAAAAAACTGAATATCGTTGTGTCAGATGGGCATGGACAGGTGATGTTTACAACCGAAAGGTAGTATGCCTTGAGTGGCAAAAGGTTGAGAAAAAATGATTGACCCCATCACAGCACTAGCTGGCATACAGTCAGCAATCAGCATGGTCAAGAAGGCAGCTAATGTTGCTAATGACTTAGGCTCACTTGCGCCCATGATTGGTAAGCTATTTGACGCTAAGTCTGTAGCTACAAAAGCGATGCTTCAAGCCAAGCAGTCTGGCAAAGGCTCGAACATGGGTACGGCTTTGCAGATTGAGATGGCACTAGACCAAGCCAAAGTCTTTGAAGAAGAACTAAAAATGCTCTTTATGCAGACAGGCAAGATTGATGTCTGGAACAAAATTAAGGCTCGTCAAGCAGAGATGGACTTGGCAGATGCTAAAGAGATAAGTGCATTAAAGAAAGCCGAGAAAGAAGCTAAACAGAAAGAGCAAGAACAACTAGAGATTGGTTTGGCAATAGGTGCAGTTTTCTTTGTTTTATTTTTAGTCTTTGTTGGCATTTATGAATTGATGGAGTTCTGCCAAACAACAAGAAGGTGTGGTCGGTGAATGAGTATCAGAAGACCTTTGATATGTGCCTCAAGATATTCGTTTATGGATGCGTGGCACTTTATTTCTTGGGTTTTCTGAAATTCTTACCTGACGATTTGTCAGACAAAATTGTTAATCTCTTACTTGGAAAGATTGGACTGTAATGCTATCTCTATTTTCTACACTTGGTGGTTTGCTAATCTCAGGCTTACCAAAACTCCTAGACTTCTTTCAAAACAAAGATGACCAAAGGCATGAGTTAGCTTTGGCTAAAGTTCAAGTAGAACTTCAACTACAGATGATGGCTCAAGGGTTTAAGGCTCAAGAGCGTATGGAGGAGATTCGCACAGACCAGATTGCCATGCAGACAGATGCCCAGATGACAGAGGCGGCTCTCAAGCATGATGAGAAAATCATGGAAAGAGCAAGCACTTGGGTGGTGAACTTTGTTGGTACTGTAAGACCTATTGTCACTTACATCTTTATCTTTGAGTTATGTGCAATTAACGCATGGATTGCCTACTACGTTTACAGCAGACCTAGTTTAGTCAACAACATGGATGATTTAATCCGAGTTACTGACGTTATTTTCTCTAGCGATGAAATGGCAATGCTTGGAGGAATTATCGGGTTTTGGTTTGGCTCACGTTCATGGGCTAAGAAATGAAAATCAGCGAAAAAGGCGAACATCTGATGCACTTCTTTGAAGGCTACAGAAACAAGCCTTATCGGTGTTCTGCTGCCATTTGGACTGTTGGATGGGGTCACGCTATGTATGCAGACCAACTTAACCTGCCAAACGTCCGTAAAGAGGGTTACACAGGGCTTATCAGGTCTGATTACCAACTAAAAGGGGAAGACAATCGTGTCTGGTCTAAAGATGAACTGGTCAATCTGTTCAAGGTTGACATCAATACTTTTGAACGTGGTGTTCTTCGACTTTCTCCTAATCTTGCTAGTCATCAAAGCAAATTCGACGCTGTTGTCTCTTTTGCGTACAACGCAGGTTTAGGGAATTACCAAAGGTCAACCATTCGCATGAAGGTCAATCGTGGTGATTGGGATGGGGCAGCAGAGGCTTTTATGTCGTGGACTAAGGCGGGTGGCAAAGAGGTTTCTGGTCTTGTCAAAAGACGCAAAGCAGAAGTGGCTTTGTTCTTATCTTAAATATAATTGTCATAAATCTTGTATAAGGTGTTGAAATGCCTAACATTCCTACGCCAGAACAAGCAGAACTGTTCGCACAAAGTGTCAAAAAATGGCAGCAAGTGCTGAGTTTGGGTGATTGGAGAATTGAAAAGGGCATGAAGCCAGCCAAGGCAGCAATGGCATCTGTTGAATTTACACCTGCTGCAAGACTTGCTGTTTATCGTTTGGGAGACTTTGGTGCTGAAAAGATAACACCTGATAGCCTAGATAAAACCGCACTACACGAGTTACTTCATATTTTTCTATATGACTTACTTTGTGTAGCCACAGACCGACAGGCATCTGATGAGGACAGGGAAATGCAAGAGCATCGCATAATCAATTTGCTAGAGCATCTTTTGACCAAGGACTCCAATGGGCGCACATAATGAGACTTGTACCGACATGGAGTTCATCCAGTTATGGGGTCAACTTCAATCTGCACAAAGAATGGCAGAACACCTTGGAATAAATAACAGGGCAGTCCATTTGCGTAGAAGGTGGATTGAAAAAACCTACAACATGACCCTCAATGCGAAAGACCATCGAGGTGATTTGTATAACAAAAACAGACCAAAGTCTTTCTCTCCTTTAAAGCAAGTAGAACTTGGCATACTGGACGGAACAGTTATTGTGTTCTCAGATGCCCACTTTATTCCTAATCAGCGTACAACAGCATTTAAAGGGCTTCTATGGGCTATCCAAGAGTTTAAGCCCAAAGCTATCATCTGTAACGGAGATGCGTTTGATGGTGCTTCCATATCAAGGCATGACGTAACTGAACAACCAGCGACTACTGTCATTCAAGAACTAAAAGCTACGCAAGCTGCGTTGGGTGAAATAGAAGAAGTGGCTAAAGCAGCAAGGCACAATGTAAAGCTACTGTGGACATGGGGTAATCACGATGTTAGATTTGGCAATCGTTTAGCCCAACATGCACCACAGTTTAAAGAAGTATTGGGGTTTAAGCTGACAGACCATTTCCTAGATTGGGAGTTTTGTTGGGCGGTATGGCCTACCGAGGATGTGATTGTTAAGCACCGATACAAAGGTGGTGTTCATGCCACTCACAACAATACAGTTAACGCTGGTGTGTCAATCGTTACTGGACACTTGCACTCGTTGAAAGTCACGCCATTTGCTGACTATAACGGAAATCGTTTTGGCTGTGACACAGGAACATTGGCTGAGACTGATGGCCCACAATTTACTTATGCTGAAATAAACCCAAGCAACCACAGGTCAGGCTTTGCGGTGCTGAACTTCTTTAATGGAACACTACTTTGGCCTGAGTTAGTTCACAAGTTTAATGAAGACCAGATTGAATTTCGTGGTGAAGTAATTGATGTAGGTGCATTTTGAGTGCTTGGCTAATCATTCTTACAGGGGCAATCTACGCTTACATTGCTGGTGAGCAGCTTTGGAAAGATAACCCACACATGGCGATTGTCTATGCGGGTTATGCGTTTTCAAACGTGGGTCTGTACTTGTTGGCTAAGTAACATCCTTTTGGAAGACTCCATTCGGTAAAAGAATTCCCTTGCGATTCTTAATCTGGTCATAGGCAACTTCCATGCAATCTACTAGCTGAATATCTTGTAAAGCGCAGTAGTTAATAAGGCAGACCATGACATCACCAACAGCGTCAATAACAGCTTCTTTGTCATGTTTAATCGTGGCATCTGCTAGTTCTCCCATCTCTGACATTGCTTTTAAAAGCTGAACTTCTGGTGTGCTGTTAGGAATAATTTTCCTAGCTTCTGACCATTGAATTATCTTCATCTCTATATTTGCGTATGACATAACTATCCTTTCGAGTTTGCAAATTCGTACCACATGAT